ATGGTGCACAATTCAACAACCTCCCATAAATCACTATCGGTAGCGGTCGCTCCCGAACGCTACTGACACGAAAGGAACCGAGATGCCAGCAATAGTCACAGCCGCACAGCTGAGAGCGATTCTTGGTGTCTCGGTTTCTTTGTATTCTGATGCACAGCTTGATTCATTTATTGATTCAGCTGAACAAACGATTTTGCCTTTACTTACGCAATACCAATCATCGGTGACTTTTGCCAATGTGGATGAATCCGTCATTTATTTCACCACAATGCGGCCAAATTATGTGCCGGGTCAATCTGTTGTTGTTACCGGGGCCGGAACTTACAGCGCGACATACACAGTCACCGATGATCGTATTGAGCCTTACACTTTCACAGCTGCAACAAATGCGGCTAATCGTGATTATCCTTTGCCGTTTATTCCAGCGGCAACAGCGACATTGAGTGGATCATCGGCAGCGCAGCTGTACGCATCCACACCACCAATTGAAAACGCAATCTTGGTTGTGGCGGTTGAAATTTTCCAGAGCATCACAGCTCCCGGCAACCAGATTATGTCAGACAATTTCCAGCCGTCACCATTTATTCTTGGCCGCAGCTTAAGCAACAGAGTCATCGGCCTACTCGGGCCATTTTTGGATGTCGAAACGATGTGCCAATGACCATTGAATCAGACATCCGCACACCATTGAAAACAGCACTTTCAACCATTGCTGCCAATGTGTATAACGGCATCCCAGAAACAATGACAAGCCCATCGATCTGTTTGATCCCGGGTGCGCCGTATTTTGAAAGCCTTTTGATCAATGGCGCAACAACAAAAGTCAAGGTCAATCTGACTGTGACTGGCGTAGTCGGATACTCAAACAATGCCGCAGCTTTGGACAACCTCGAAAAATTGATGATCAGCATCATCAGCACAATGCCCGATGGCTATGAAGTCGGCAATGTGAATCAACCTCAACCATTGGAAGTTGGCGCGGGCAAATACCTCACAGCCGATTTACAAGTAAGCACCTATTACACCAACTAAGGAGAAATCATGCCAACAACAATCGTCACCGGCAGAGACATCACTTTCACCATTGATGGTGATAATTACGATGCACAAGCCACATCAGCAACATTGACAATTGATTCAACGATCAATACTTATCAAACACTCGATGGCAAGGCTTATTACACAACCGATACTCAAGGCACATTTGCCGTTGAGATGTTGGCAGATTGGCCAGCTGGAGGATCGCTGTGCAACGCGCTATGGACAGCGGCAGACACAGCACCAAACACACCATTGGCGGTTGTCTTTACAGCTGCATCAGGATCGGTGTTCAATTTTGATGTGCAGCCAATTTTCCCATCGGCTGGAGGCACAGCACCAGATGCACAAACTGTTTCATTAGCATTTACCTGTGTGACAACACCAACACTTTAAAAAGGAGATCGGGAGCATGAAACTAGCAATCACAATTGAATTTACATCCGGGGAGAGCGCAACCTATACCGCGCTCCCACCGGAGTGGATGAAATGGGAACAGAAAACCGGAAACACAATTCAGCAAGTGTCTGAGAAATTAGGCATTGCTGATCTGATGTTTTTGGCGTATCACGCAATGAAGCGCGAGGCAGCTGGAAAGCCTGTCAAGCCATTTGAGGTTTGGTGCGAAACTGTGACTGACATAAACATGGGAGACACCGATAGCCCAAAAGCTACAAACCCGGATCAATAACCCGGATCATTTGGGAATTGGCTATCGATACGGGATTGTCACCATCAGAGTTTCAAACACCGGAAGACATTATAACCGCTTTTGAGATACTAAGGATCAAAAATGGCAACTGAACCAATCACTTATGACAAGAGTGATTTGCGCGGCATCATCAAGGCTTTTAAAGCCATGGATGAGCAATCGGTTGCCGAAGCCAAAGGCGTTTCAAATGGCTTGGCTACTTACCTGCAATCTAAGGTCACAAATGCAGCTGCCAATCGCCCGAACAAAGCCGCAATACGAATTGCACAAGGATCGCGTGTAAGTAAGTCATCGAAGATCGGTGAGATCAGCTATGGCTTTGTATCTCAGAAATTCAGCGGTGGCGGCACAACTCAACAGCTTTGGGGAGGCTTTGAATTTGGATCACGCAGATTCAAGCAATTCCCGATTTGGTCTGGTAAAGCTCCGGGAGGCATTGGATCGTTTGGATACTTTATCTATCCAACATTGCGTGCCGAACAGCCACACATCATCAAAGAGTGGGAAAATGCATTTTCTAAGATTTTGAAGGAGTGGTGATGGCCGAAAGATCAAGAACACTTAAGCTCTCAATCCTTGCCGATGTAGATAAACTTAAGAAAAGCCTTAATGTAGGCTCAAAAGATGTCGATGGATTTGCCGGCAAAATTGGTGATTTTAGCAAAAAAGCGGCATTGGCTTTTGCTGCCGTAGGTGCCGCAGCCGGTGCAATGGCAATCAAAATCGGTGTGGATGCCGTCAAAGCTGCATCAGATTTGTCCGAGACGATTTCAAAGGTTGGCGTTTTATTCGGTGATACAGCTCAAGACATTGAAAAATTTGCCGATGGTGCCGCATCCTCATTAGGCCAGACAAAACAACAGGCATTGGATGCCGCTGCAACATTTGCCACATTTGGAAAGTCTGCCGGATTAAGCGGCAAGGATTTGAGCAAATTCTCCATTGACTTTGTAAAGCTTTCATCCGATCTAGCCTCTTTTAATAACACATCACCAGAAGAAGCAATCAACGCCATTGGATCGGCATTGCGTGGAGAAGCTGAACCGCTGAGAAGGTATGGCGTTTTGTTGGATGATGCCTCATTGCGCCAAGCCGCTTTGGAATTGGGAATCATCAGCACCACCAAAAACGCTCTGACACCACAACAAAAGGTGTTGGCAGCTCAAGCTTTGATTTATAAACAAACAGGCGCAGCGCAAGGCGATTTTGAGCGCACCAGCGATGGTCTAGCAAATAAGACACGCATACTTACAGCTCAATTGGAAAACGCAAAAACCACTATTGGCACAGCTCTTTTGCCTGTGGTTTTAGAATTAGCTACTTTGTTTTCTGAAAAGGTCATCCCAATTGTGCAAAAGGTTGCCGATGCTTTTAGCTCAAAGCCGGAAGGCGTAGGCGGAACTTTGACCAATTTGGCAAATTCAATCAAAGGATTTGTGCAACCTATTTTTGAAGGCTTGAGATCAGCCTTTGACAAAATAAAAGCAACAGTCATTGAAAACAAGGATGAATTTCAGGCTTTCTTTGATGTGGTCAAAGCGATAGCACCAATTATTGGCAATGTTATTGGAGCCGCTTTTAATGTTGCTGGCACGGCAGCAAGCACAGTTTTAAACCTTATTTCAAATGTTTTGGGAGCACTTAGAGGAATTCTTAACACAGCAATTGATGGCATCAACCTTGTTATTCGAGGCATAAATTTGATTAAGCCGGGGCCAGACATTGGCAGCATTGGCAAAATTGGTACATCAGCCGGTGCCAGCTCAACCGGTGGCATTTCGGTGCCAGCTGCATCATTGCCAACCGGTTTCAAACCTGCCGCAACACCGACATCCACAAGCGGCGGTACACCTTCGCCTGTTGCCAGCGTTGCAGCGGCAGCCGCAAAAGTAACAAAATCCGCAACAGAAAAAATTGTTCAAGGTGTTTTTGATCCCGCTTCATTTCGTATGGGAGAAGAAGCCGATCGCGTTTTGAGTAATTTAGATGCAGCGTCTGTGAGACGCGGAGAAGAAAAAGATCGTGGAACAACAATCAATTTAACTGTGACTGGTGCTTTTGATAAAGAAGGTACGGCACGAACAATCATTGATACATTAAACAACTCTTACTACCGCGGCACAGGTGGCGCAACCAACCTGCTAACAGCATGAGTATTTTCAATCCTGTTTGGCGTGTGATTATTGGTGGCACGACATACACAAATTATGCCTTGGCCAATCTCAACATCACATCTGGCCGGACAAACATTTATGAGCAAGCCCAAGCCGGTTATGTTAATTTAGAGCTAATCAATCTTGATCAATCCATCATCGACATTGAAATCAATGATGCTGTCACAATTGAATTGCAAGATTCAACCAACACATTTGTGCCCATTTTTGGCGGAACTGTCGTGGAATTTGACATCGCCATTGCCGCATCAGGCGTAGTGGGAATTAATCAATTGGTTTCAATTACCGCTTTGGGTGCATTGTCTCGATTGCCAAAAGCATTGACCGAAGGCGTTTTGGCTAAGGATTTTGATGGGGATCAGATTTTAACAATTCTGACTGATCTATTGATCAACTCGTGGAATGAAGTACCGGCAGCTTTACAATGGAGCACATACGATCCAACGACTCAATGGCAAGATGCGGAAAACACAGGATTGGGTGAGATCGATACACCAGGTAGCTACGAGCTGGCCAATCGCTCATCATCAACTACTGATGTTTATTCATTGGTATCGGATTTAGCCACATCAGGATTGGGCTACATTTACGAAAACGCACAAGGCCAAATTTCCTATGCCTCGGCAGATCACCGATCAATTTATTTGGCCACAAATGGCTATACCGATGTATCAGCCGCTCAAGCAATAGCCAATTCGCTTTCGATCCAAACTCGTGCCGGTGACATCCGCAACGAAATTGTGATTAAGTACGGCAACAATTCAGCAAATGAGGTTGTCGATTCTGATGCAACATCTATTGGCTTATACGGCAAATTAGCTCAAATCATCACGACCACAATTGAAAATGCCAGCGATGCCGAGGATCAGGCGGCTTTCTACTTAACGCTTCGATCTTACCCAGAGGCCAATTTCAATCAAATCACATTTGAGCTTACCAATCCGGAAATCGATGATGCCGACCGCGATTCATTAATCAACATTTTCATGGGATTGCCATTGCGCATCAATGATTTGCCGCTAAACATGGCAGCTGGCACATACCTTGGTTTTGTAGAAGGTTGGACATGGCGTGCCGCTTACAACAGCGTATCGGTCACGGCTATTCTTTCCCCATTGGCATTTTCATTGCAAGCCATGCAATGGCAAGATGTCGCAATTTCAGAAGCATGGAACACAATCAGCGGCAGCCTAGATTGGGCCACCGCGTTAGTCGTAGCGTAAGGAGAAACAAGTGAGCAACCCGACCAATCCATTTTCGTGGCAAATGCCGACACCGACCGATTTGGTCACGGATTTGCCAGCGGATTTCGAAGTTTTCGGACAAGCTGTGGCCACATCATTGGCTGATTTATTAGGCGGCACAACCGATCAAGTGTTGGCCAAAAATAGCAACACAGACATGGATTTTAAGTGGGTCACATCTGATGATGCTAATGCGATCCAAAACTCTATTGTGGATGCCAAAGGTGATCTTGTTGCGGCGAGTGCAAACGACACACCAGCACGCCTAGCAGCAGGTGCAAACGGATTAAGCCTTGTTACCGATTCAGCACAAACCACAGGCTTAAAATGGGGATATGCAAATGCTGTTGGTTGCGCAATTTACAATTCAAATGTTGCAGGCACAACTGTTGCAAATAATACAAACACCGCTTTGTCATGGGATTCGGAAGTTTGGGATTCTAACGCATTTCACTCAACCGCAACAAATACCTCAAGAATCACAATTCCAACTGGTCTTGGTGGAACTTACCAATTTAATGCTTCTTTACTTTGGGATAATAGTGCTGTTGGCACAAGATACATTGGAATTAGAAAAAATGGTGGCGGAACAGTTTATTTTGGCGGCATAAATGCTGGTGTCGCAACTAGCAATCCGGCGTCAACAGTTACAAGAATTTTAACCGCGGCGGCTGCAGATTATTTTGAGATCATGTGTTTCCAAAATTCTGGTGGAAACTTAACGGCTTTTAATGACGAAATCCGAAACGCTTGGTTTGAAGCAATCTATTTGGGGGCATAACAAATGACACTTTATGAAAAAATTATAGAAACTTATGCAGAATTGACAGACGCAGATTTTGGAATCCGCGGAAGCATTGAACTCATTTGCGAGGCCGATGGAACAGAGTGGATTTCAAAGTGGGATCACTCACAACCAATTCCAGCCGGGTTAAAATTGGGCAAATGAGCAATTTCCCACAAGGCACATTGCCGCGTTTAATTCAGGTTGCGCTTGCTGAGGTGGGCACAATTGAAACAGGCAACAATGAGACCAAATACGGCAAATTTATGAAAGCCGACAAGCTGCCATGGTGTGGATCATTTCTCAATTGGTGTGCTCATCAAGCTGGGGTCAAAGTGCCAAATGTTGTCAGCACGCGAGCTGGTGCCGAGGCATTTAAGAAAAACAAGCAATGGCACACCACACCAAAGATTGGTGACTTTGTTTTCTTTGATTTCATCATTGATGATAAAGAAACGATCAATCACATTGGCTTGGTGATACGGGCATCGGAAAAACAAATTGTGACCATCGAAGGCAACACATCAGGCGGTTCAGGAAGTCAGCGCAATGGTGGCGAAGTCATGGTCAAATCAAGAGCTTTGGGAGCACGCTCATTTGTTATCGGTTACGGCCGACCAGCTTATGAGCCGTTTGCCGGTGATTTACCGGATCGACCAAAAGGAGAAAAATAATGGAGCAAGCAAAAGCAATTGCAGCATCATGGGCGCGGTCATACATAGCCGCAGCTTTGGCCGTGTACATGGCTGGTGGAGACATTCAGGCAATGGCAATGGGTGGCGTAGCAGCTGTTGTGCCGGTCATTTTGCGCTGGTTAAATCCAGCTGACAAAGCTTTCGGGTCTACGGGGAAGTGACTCGGAAATCACTCGCGGCAGGTTTGGCTTTGATCCTTTCGTCAAGCCTTGCCGGGTGTGGTTATGACGGGTGGGTGCGTTACCCATGCCAAGAACACTCCAATTGGGAAAACCCAGAGTGCCAAAAACCACAATGCAAAGTGACCGGAACATGCACAGAGGATGTGATTGGCGATGGCTTCAAAAAGTAAAGAGCGTTTAAGTCAAGAGGACATCAAAGCTCGATTGATGTTTTTAATCGGATCGGTTTTAGCCATTGTGTTTCTTATTGTCACTTTGGGCATCACTTATGCATTAATTTTTGTGACACAGCCAATTGGAGCACAAGCTCCCAATGATGCAGCTTTCATCGATCTGCTCAAAAC